CGTCGACGACACCCCAAAATGACCCCTCCCTCTAAAAGATTCCTTACCGGGGGGCCTTGCGGTTGCTCCCTGATGGCAGCCCTAGCACATTAGCAGCCTCAGCCGCCACGAGTGACAGCGCTTTAGGCGAGCACCCCTCAGCCTCAGCCGCCGCTGTCATAGACGGATAACCGGCAAGCACGTTAAGCCCGGCAGCGTACGCCAGCCCTAATGCTCGCAACCTTGCGTTAGCCACCCTCGACTCCCCTTTGCCTAGGATGAACCCCACAATAGCAGACACCACCGTTCCCCCCACTGCCTGCACCTCAGCCTGTACCCGTGTTGCATGCCACTCGGCTACAGCTTCGGCTTGTGCTTCACGTAAACCGCATTCGTCGATTAATTCACATACGAGGTCTTCGTCGTTCATTCCTTGGGCGTTTCATGCTCGCGCTGAAATGTCCAGCCAATTAATTCACGCTCACCCAATCTTTGCCGCGCATCTTGATTGTTCGTCTGATCCGTGCACCACAACTCTGCACCGTCACCGTCTTCTGGCGTCCACATCGCAGTGGCAGCCATCGCTAGTGCCTCTACGGGATCGGAAGCGTTCACAATGGCCACCCAGCGTTTAGTATCTACCGCGACGGCAAATAGCGGCATATGGTTTCGCGATCCATCCGCCAGCGCGAGCGGGAGCGAATGTCTTTGTAGGTTTCGCCGGTGCATTCTGCCACGCGTAAAAGATTGGCAGCTGTCTTCAGTTTAGCGCGCAACTCGGCAATTTGATGCTCAAGTTCGGTGATGGTTTCCATGTGACTCATAAAAACGCGGCATTATTTCGTGTTCAATTCAGTGTTCAATTCCGTGTTCAATAAACGATTCAATCCACATCGGCATTCCTCGCCACAAATGCCGCTCTGATGCGTTGCGTAGTCACTCAGGATGTCGAGCTTCTCCCGCAGGGTCATGATCTCCGCCGTTTGCCGGTTGTGCGCGTCAATGAACATGCGCCGAGTACGCGTTAGTTCACCGCGCAGGGCTTCTATGGTGCCCTTCAGTAGGTCCATTTCATTCAGCGCCTCATCGTGCGTGATAGGGTCGCACAACACGCAGCGAAGATGGTTGCCAATCCGCTCAACGGCGTTTTCATCGCATTTAGGGCACGTTATAAGCGCCAGGTCGTGATCTTCTAGGAGGTCAGGGTCTTCTGTAAGGTCAGGGTCTTGCTTCATTTGGTTATTGTTGGTTCTTTAACAAAGACACCGCTAAGCAACAGTGTGCCCTTACGATCTTTGATTTGGTCCCACGCGAGCGCCAAGCACTCGGTGATGTTAGTTTGCTCTAGTTTGCAAAGATTAATGAGGCACACTATCACATCGCCCACGGCGTCTTTCATGGCGTTTCGGTCGCGCTTGGCAACTGCGTCCGCTAGTTCGCCCATTTCGCTAACAGCCTTGAGACACTGGGCCTGAGCGGTGCTGTTCGGAATGATCTGGCGAGCGATTGCCCAGTCGAGCACGTTATTTTCGTAATCGTGGAATGTTTTCATGAAAGATATACCGAGGATTCCTCGGTGGTTGGTTGCCATTTCCCCAGCGTCCTGAGAAACGCTTCTGCGCGTTGGCGCGCGGTGGCGCAGAAAAAACATGGGTCATCCGAATAATGCGCATCCGTAATCCTAGCAAGTTGGTTTGAATAGGTCAGATTCCAATCTGAAGTGACGAGCTTCTCCGCCTCATGCATGGCGTTGAGGTCGGTGCAGTAGTTTGGGATGCTGTTGCGCGAAATCACTTCTCCAGTTGGCATAATCACAAACTGATACCCAAACTCCCATCCAATAGTTGCCTTTTGATGCTCTGGTGATCCCTGCAATTTCCACCCACACGCCTCCGCAATAGCCGCGTTGATTTGTTCGTCGGTCATTTCAGCGCATTTTTTGCAATTTCCCTCATCCATTCCGGTCTGTCAGCCATCGTCGGCCACTTGCAGTCGTAAATGCGCTGCAATGCGGTTTCCAGCGCCTCAATCCTTTCAGCCGCTTCCATAAGAAGCGCATCTGTCTGCTGTTCGTCCACAAGTGAAACCTCCCCGCAGTCACCTGACCAGCGTTTACGGGCCTGCACGCAACCGGCTTTGAGTTTTTCTATCAAGCCCATTTCGCCAGTACGTTTATTGCCATGATAAACGTATTCATATGGCGATAAATGCCCGCATTCGCCGCAATCTAAAACAAGTTGAACTCGATTGGTTTGGCATCTGTCGCAACGATTCATTTCGCTACCTCCTTTGCTGTTAACGATTGTTTTCGACCATTCCACAATTCAATAACCTCAAGCGGAATCCCGCCTGTAGCTTCACATACAATCATTACTCTTTCGTGCACATAATTCCACGGCCCATTTGCTCCACAATCATCGCAAAGGACTGCACACGGCACTCCTTCTCTATCATGCGTTGATTGTTTCAAAATTAGGTTGGTGCTTCCGCAAAAAGGGCACGGTTCTAATGCATTTTTGCCGCTCATTTTGCCACCTCCTTCAGCTTTTCTCCTCGCGCCAGCTTGTTCACTTGCGCTGTGATCTGCGCCCTCGCATTTCCAAGCGCATATGCTGCCATTGATTCGGCTTCATACTGGCTACCAAAATGCGCCGATGTGATCGCTTCGCCCACCTGCCCGTCTCCATAGCGGATGTTCACTTTCAGCACCATCAGGCACTCTGGTATGTGGTAGCGGTCGCGGAGTTTAGAGACCTCCTCCATGAAGTTGAGGATGTTCTCGTTTCCCTCCTCGCGGGAGATTGGCTGCATCAGTTTTGCATAACGCTCAATGTTGTTTTCAGTTCTCATTTGGTTGTCTCCTTAGCTGCTGCGATGAGTGCGTCGGCGGCTTTAATTGCATATTGAATCCACCTCTGATCCAGTTCTCCAGCCAACATCGTTGTATTGGAGAACCTGCCAGCAACGAGCATCGCCGCAATCTCCAGCCGCGAGGGCTCTGGACGTATGCTGTCGGTTGCATCCATCATTTCGCCAATGTGGTTCTTCCATCTCTCAATTTCAGTTTTTGCCCGATACATCTCAGCGCGCGCCTGGTCGCGCTCTTTAATCGCGCCAGCCAACTGCTCGGTGAGGTGCCCGGCAGTGGTGCGCAGCAGATCGTGATCGTGTGCGTCTAAGAGTTCCAGCCGCTCAGCCGCCTCTGCGTAGAGTGCGCCTCCCAATGGTGCCCACGCTTGAGCTGCCTTTCTGAGTTCGTTTATTAGTTTTTCTGTTGGTTTCATTTTGTCGTTTTTTATACAGCAGCACCATGGCTGCCTTGGTTTTGGGTGTATGCTAATCGGGTCAGGTTGTCAATTTGTAACGGTGTAACGGCTGTAACGCCCGTAACAGGCGTTTTCTACACGTGCCACGCGGGTACGCGCCACGCCTCGCGCGCGGTCTTATATATATATATATTATTTATAGTAGTATTCTACTGTTACAGGTGTTACAGAGCTTATTTTGTAGCACTTACAAGGCGTTACACTTGCCGTTACACCCCGTTACACCCCGTTACACGCACCCAGCGACGGGTCACGGTGCCGTTTTCGCGAAATGCGGACGATCTCCAACCCATACGGCGAAGAATGCCGCTTAATCGAGCCGCCGCCGCTTGAGACTGGTTCTCGATGTCGATGTCTAACGGGTCAGCAAGCAACTGCCGGACAGAATACGTTTTTGTGTTGTCAAGATATGTTGCCAGCACCGATGCCCAAGGGTCTTCTGGCCTGCGTTCCTCCGCCGCTCTAGCCGCCGCCTCAATCGGTATCTCATGCCAGCCTTCGCCGGCTTTATAGCGGTGAACCGCCTCGGCAAACAACTGGTCACGATTATCCCGTAGCCAGCTCTGGTTGATGAGCCCGCATCGCACCGCCCAGAATCGCCGTGCGCCGGTGTCGTCTGCCTGCCAGTCATCGCGGTTCGTGGTTCCAGCAAACACGCTCTGGCGCGGGTGCTCCTCCGTCATGCGACCATATGGCACCCGCACGCGGTCAACTCGGGTGGACATGATGCCTTTAAGCCTGTCCACATCCTGACGGCGGAACGAGTGCATTTCGGCAACTTCGATGAGCCACTTGCCCTTGAGCGAAAGAACAAAATCCTTGCTGCCAAAATCCTCGTGGCACTCCCCGAACCACTCGCCGCCAAGGATGGCAAGCGCGGTGGACTTGCCTGCGCCCTGCGATCCCTCAAAAACGGGCATCGTGTCTACCTTGCAGCCCGGAGCCATTGCGCGGGCCACCAGCGACAGCAACCAGCACTCACCGACGCGAACGTAATACGGATCGAACGCTGTGCCGAAGCCGTTATCCATCAGCCGATTTAGTCTCGGCTCTCCGTCCCATGCTAGCCCGTTTAGCCACTCGGTGAGCACGTTTCGCGGGTTGTCGCGGGCGATGCTGATTGCGGCTTCGTGTACCCGGTCGCTGGACGCGGTCGGCAACTCAAACACGGACTGCATCCACCGACAGGCCTTCGAGGAGTGCTGGTCTGTCCAAGGTTCCACGCGCCCGTTGACGTCGGTCTGGGCACGCTCAAGAAACGTGTCCCACCAAATCCGCCCGCGCCAGTGGTCATGATGCTCGAAGATCCGGCACAACGAGTCTAAGCATGGCACGTATTTCCCGCCCGCGCCGATCTGGAGACCATACTTGGCATGGTCGCCCCTCGGCACCGGGGCAAACTCCTCGCGCACCTCCACGCGCTGCACAGCGTCCCCGTCAGGCGTCCTTGCTGCCTGCGTAGTCGTCACCGTGCGGGCCACCACGACAGGCTCGGGGCTCACCGCTTGGGCCTGCGAGAGCAACGCTAGGAGTGCCTCCTGCGTCCAGCCCTCGGCGATAGCATCGGCACAGTCCCAGCCTTGCGGCGCATCGGCGGGAAGTTGCACCCGCTTAACCGCACAGCCGAACGGCATAATCGCGGCGGCGGCAACTTCCATTGCCTTGCGCCCCGGATTGTCCGCATCAGGCCAAAGAATCACACGCCTCCCACGCAGTGGCTCGAAATCCACGTGCGCCACGGCATTGCTGCCTCCCGGCCACGACAGCACCGGCGTTCCGTTGATTGCGCCCCCGAGAGCGTCGGCGCATTTCTCCCCCTCCACGAGCACCACAACGGCCTGCGGATAACGCGCCAGCCGGTCGAGACCGTAGAGCGGGCGCGGATTCGCAAAGCCTTTGCTGCGCCACACGATTTGCCCTTGGTCGTCGTACCATGGGGTACGGGGTCGGAAGGTTTTGCGCCCGTTTTCGACAATCCGCAGCACATAACCCAGTGTACGGCCATCCTGTGTTAAATAAATGTGCCGCTGGCCGTGCCCAAGTTTGGGGTCGGGCATGTCCTCCGGCGGATCGAGCACCGGCACGAAATCCTCGTCAGGCTCAGGCGCGGGCTTGGGCACCACAACGGGCGCTGGAGTGTCGGATAACCTGCGCCCGGCTTCAGCCTGCGTCAGCCCGTGAAGGGCAGCGTAGAGGCTCACCGGGTCGGATCCGCCACGCTCGCCGCTGGAAAAGTCCTTCCAAACGCCTTTGCGAACGTGAATTCTTAGAGACTGCCCCGGCTCACCGGCAAGCGAGCCCACGCACCAATCGGGGCCGATCTTGCGCCCGTTGGGTAGCCATTGCTGGAGGGTCGCAAGGTAATTTGAAAGAAGACGCGCGTTGATGGCGTCAAAGTCGGGTTTCATAAATTGTTCTCCAATAGTCTAATAGCTTCCTCGGCAGATCGCGCGACAAACGCGATCCCGCCGTGTTCGTTTACTCGCTGCATCCAATTTTGTTGTTCTGACGACACGCGCCCAGTGGGTGTTTTAACTTCCACCGACAGAAACCGCCCCCGACACCAGCCGATGAGATCCGCGCTCCCGCGCATAAGTCCAAATGTGTGCCAGCGTCCCTGCGCGTCCTGCACCCGCCCGCAGTGGTTACGGAATACTCGTGTATCTGGGCGAGAGTTAAGCGCGCGGTGGATGGCGGATTGGATCTCGGATTCGGTCATGCGGTTATTTTGTAGCGTTTCTGCGACCGATTCCGAAACCGATGCCATGCCCAGCCGGCAGCGTAGCCCTTGAGTTTCGCGATGCGTTTCCAGTCTTCCAGCGTGGAGGCTTTATGCATCAGTTTTTCCACGCGCTCGTTGAGCTTTTCACGCTCAACCTGAGCAAGTTCCCCTGTATCCGCGTCGGGCAATTCCCTCTCCTGCTTGGGCTTTTCATGCCCGCACTGAGGGCACACCGTCGCCCCCACAGCCACGACAGCGAAACACGATTCACACAGCCGCACCGGTGCCGCACCCTTGCGCTTGGTTCGCCCCTCCAGCGTCCACTCACGGACATCCTCGGCAAATCCGTGTTTCTCCACCCACTCGCCCGAGCGCGTTGATCCGCAGTTGCCCACGTGGTCAATGATGATTGCATGACTCTTGTTCGGCGCGATCCGCAGCACGCGCCCAACCTGTTGCAGATACAGCCCAAGCGACGCCGTTGGGCGCAATAAAATAGCCGCCGTCACGCAGGGAAGGTCAAACCCCTCGCTAATGATGTCACACGAGCTGATGCCATGTAGGCGGCCGCTACCAAGCGCCAGCACCGCATCACGACGAGCCTCTGCGGCCATGGTGGAATCAAGCGACGTCCACCGATACCCAGCTTCGCGGAACGTGTTGGCAACGTGTTCGCTATGCCGAATGGACGCGCAGAACGCCACCGCAGGCGCGCCAGAGCACAGCTTGCGATACCAGTTCACAGCTTCGCCCGTGACCCGCGAGGTGTTAACGCGCGCCTCAACGTCCGCGTGCCGATAATCGCCCATCCGTTTTTTGAGCCCGTCCGTGTTCACCGTTGCCGGACAGTAATACCGAACCGGCGAGAGGAACCCGCGGCGGATCAGGTCGGCCACTTCCGGCCCACGCACCATCGTTTCAAACACATCACCAAGCCCGCGACCGTCGAGCCGCTCAGGCGTGGCTGTAACGCCAAGGATGCGGGCCTCTGGATAAGCCTCGATGATTTGCGCCCAGCTACCCGCCCGCGCGTGATGAGCCTCGTCCATGATGATCCAATCTGGGCGCCATGCGATGCGGTTGGCGCGGTTGCGCATGGTGTGGACGCCACCCACCTGAACCGGCAGCTCCAAATTGAGTGAGTGACCGGCGGCAATATATCCATGCCGGATGCCAAAGCGCCCCAGCGTGCGTCCAATCTGATCAAGGAGCTCGGCGCGGTGGGCGAGCAATAGCACTCGCTGCCCGCGTGAACTGATGGCGCCGGTGAGGTAGCTGAACATGACGGTTTTACCAGCGCCCGTTGGGGCCACGAGCAGCACGCGACGGGCGCCCGCAGCAAAAGCCGAGCGCACGCCGTTAAGTGCCTCGGTTTGATAATCGCGAAGATTCATGGAATTAATTCACGCTGATTTAAATTCCATTCCTCTTGCTTTCGGCGGTTTTTCATCATTTTCAAATACCGCTCGTAAGACCCTGACTTATGTTGAGTAAATCCAAGCCCCTTGCACCAGTAATCGTTTCGCAATAATGATTTAGCTATCCTTCTCCATGAAGGAGCGTCTTTCTTTGATTCAAGACGAGCATCTGCTTCATCGGGTATTCCAGCGGGGTATCCTCGATCCATCCACCATTTTCTAAACACATCAATTTTGGCTTTAAAATGCTCAGAAGTTTTTTGAGGCAAAGATTTTAACAATAATTCTGAAAATGATCTCCAAGTATGACCGGATGGCAATGTTACTTTGCGATAACCAGTCATATTTCCAGATTCCTGCACATACATTGCGCCGGAATTTGCTCCATTTACTCTGGCAACAATTTTGCCCCAACTTCTTTTCCAACTCGATTCCTATGAAATCCATCAACTACTTCAAACCCAGATTCATCTTTCATTGCCACAATTGGCTGAGTGTAACCATCTGCCTGTATTGATAGCTGCAACAGCCTCATTTCTGGAGGTGCAACAGAATTTGGATTGTAATCATTAGCGTGAAGACAATCCGATTTTACCCACAACACACAATCAACGGGCTCGCGTTTTAACGGACTGTGTTCTCTAAGTAACAAACGCAATTCGTTAATTGCGTCTATTTTATCTTCAAGGTTTAAGTTTTCTAATTCAGAAAACAAAACTTTAGCTTTTTGAATAATTGCATTCATATTGTTGTCTGCGCGTGGTGGTGGATGCGCGCCCCCCGTGTTGAATTAAAACGGAATGTTGTCGTCGTCAGACGCCGCCGGTGCTGCGCTTGGCGTGTAGTCGCGCGGCATATACCGCTTGATTTCCAAAAACGATTTGCCCTCGTACTTGCCCGATTTCTTGGGCTCGCCCATGGCGATCTCCACATAACCCGTGCAGCCGATCAAATCAGCGGCGGCGAACTCCACGACGTCGCCCTCGTCATCGCTGAACCCGAAGCAGTTTCGGGCCTGCGTGATGCGCCACGCGGCGCGCTCGGAGTTGTAAAGCGTATCACGGAACTGCATGGTGGATCCTTTGCCCACGATTAGCTCCAGTTCGATGGTTTGATCGCCTTTCTGTGAAAATCCCTCGGTTGCGGTTTTGATCTGCGCGAAATGCACGCCGGGTTCTAGCCGGGTATTTTCGGATTTGGTAGCTGTGTATCGGATGGTCATTTGGAGAGTTCAGCTTTGCGTGCGTCTTTCGCTGCCGTGAGTGCTGCCAGCGCGTGTTTAGGTGCCGTTATAACGCACTGCGCCCAAGCAGCCTTGAGTTCATCCAGCGATTCAGTGGACTGGAGCGCGTACACAGCCGCATCAATGTTGTACGGGTCGGCGCTGGGCAGCGCCTCCACCACAACGGGCGCAAACTGCTCAGTCTCTTCGGGGGTGTACATCCCTACGATCACGCCGGGGTAAACCGTGCGCACCCCTTCGGAGATGCACCGTGCCCGCATCATCGCGGCGGGGTATTTTTCAAGGTTGCCAACGCCTGCCTTTTTCGCGCGCGCAATGTCCCAGCGGATCGTCACCGAGCCCCCGGCGGAATGCGTGAACGTGCCCGCTACGGCAGCGTCCGTGTATTCGTCCCAGTTCACGCGTCCCCCGGCGGACTGAAACCGTGCCAGCATCGCGTCGGCGGATAACGCAGGACGGCCTTGGATGATGTGATAATGCGTCGCGGCCTTGGCTGGGTGTAATCCGTCAGCCTGCGCCACCAGCATCAACGCGGCGGCTTGCTCGGGCGTTTTGAGTCCGAAAAACCCAGACTTAGCGACCGCAGCCGCCATAGTGTTGATGTCCCCGATGGGGACAAGTTCGTTGTTCATTTGTTATTTTGGTTGAGAAATTCGATTGCTTCTTTGTTGCTGGAGTAAAAATTAGGGATCTTTCCGATTGAAGCGTGCCAAATCAGTGCGCCTGCGGCATTTGCGCCAAGTTCCTTTTCTAATTTAACACCTTCTTCGCCTGCAAGATGCACTGCCCATCCGGCGAGACAATGAGTTGTGCCGCAGGTGTGCCAACTTTCCATATTCAATCCTCCATCCGGCACCGTTTGAAGGATTTTTTCGCAAAGATCCTCAACACTAGGACATTCTGGCAACACAGCGCCGCTCAGGGCAGCTCGGCTCAGGTTAGCGCCGCGCAGGTCAGCGCCGCGCAGGTCAGCTCCGCTCAGGTAAGCGTCGCTCAGGTCAGCTCGGCGCAGGTCAGCGCCGCTCAGGTAAGCGTCGCTCAGGTCAGCTCGGCTCAGGTAAGCTCCGCTCAGGGCAGCGCCGCGCAGGTCAGCGTCGCTCAGGTTAGCGCCGCGCAGGTCAGCGCCGCGCAGGTCAGCGCCGCTCAGGTCAGCGCCGCTCAGGGCAGCTCGGCTCAGGTCAGCTCCGCGCAGGTCAGCGCCGCGCAGGGTTTCAGAATCCATTTTCTTTAATAGGATTCCTGTAGAGGATTTGATTTCAATCATTTTGCTGTTGTTTTTGATGCGACCAACGGGGCCGCGCCGGTTTTTGTTTTTGCTATCACCTCGGGAAACACAGCACCCGCCGTGCTCCAGAGTTCGCGAGCCTTTCGGCCCGAAATTGTTCCCATTGCCTCGATGACGTTTTCCGCGCCAAGCACTCCAGCGCGCACCGCGTCTGCAATGTCTGCGGCTTCTACGTACTCGGAGGAACGCGGCTTTTGGAGCCTCCACCCGGGCACCGTAACGCCCTCGGCTAGTAGCTGGCGCGCTTTGGTTTCGGCAGCTTCGCGGAAATCGTCAAAAGTTTTGCAACGAGTCAGGAAGTCACCTAATCGCTCAGGTGATTCAAGGAGCGCAACAAATGAATCGGAAGTCGTTGCCAATGCGGTTTCCTGCGCAGCAACTCGGGCCGTGCATGTCAAACTTTTGGCGCACCAAGTGCAATAGTCATTCGGCTTTGGAGGCGTTCCAACATTATCCACCGCCGCTTGAACGATCGCGCGAGCCTCGCTGAACGTAAACGTCTCGCTCATAACCTCCTGCTGATCACAGAAAAGCAGGTGCGCCGTCCATTCTGTCTCCATGTGCTCGGTCATGCAGCCGAGCGCATAAGCCGCCATCTGCTCGCGGTAATTGTGGCGCTGGCCCGATTTAAGATCGGCTAACCATTTGCCACGGACACAAACGGCGTCCATGGTGCCGGTCTGTTTGATAATCGGAACATAAATTCGGCAAGCGTCCTCAGACGTTTTAACGCCTCCGTTGCCCTGGCTCAGCCGGTAAAGCTGCAACGTCGCCCAATGCGCCAGCTTCAACTCCTTTTCGTCGCCATTCGGTACTTCGCCGGTTTCCCACATGTGCCGGAAATAGCCGTCAATTCTGGTGCCGCGCTGGGCGGCTTCGGAGCTGCCACCGGGGGCTGATTCCCACTGCCCGCAAAGGGCCAGTTTAGGAAGGGATGAAGGTCTCATAGTGAACCCTCCGCAATTACTTTATCTCCAGCGGTAAATTCAAACCCGTGCGAATAATAGCCGTTGTGATCGTTGTACAGATGCAAGAATAACTCGCGATCTCCATTCACTAAACGAAATGACGCCCAGTTTTCCTCATTAGACATGCCTTTGTTTGTTTCTGCAGCGTGTCTAGTTTTATCAAACGTAAACCCAGCGATGATTTCATTTATCAGCCTTTCGTCACAGCCATCGTCGCAGACATTGTCTGCAAACGGTACGGGTGTGACGAAGTCTGGGTTACGAGTAATAAACCATCCGAATGATTCGCAACAATTTTTGTCCGCATCAAAACCAACAACCACGTTGCTCTCGTCGACGAAGTTGTATTTCTCTCCCCATTCGTTTGTTTTTGGCCCAAAGTATCTCATAATTGTTGTTGTTGCGCGTTGCCGAGTCGCGCCCCTCGTTTTAACGGGTACTGCGGCTTTTCCCAACCTTCAGTTTTTTTGGTTTAACTAACGCCCGTTGAAAGTTTCCGCGCCTGAACGCGGTGATATGATGCCCGTTTGTCTGCGCGACGTTGCTCTGCTCGCTGTTCGGGCGTTAGCAAACCGGCCTTGATGGCTGCCTGCGTCTGCCTAATCCGTTCGCTTCGGGCCTTGTCGGCTTCGATCTCCTCGGGCGTCATCAACTCCCAGCGCCGCTCGGCTGCTTTTTGGCGCAATCGCGCTCCTTGTGCGCGCTTTTGAGCCTTTTGCCGCTCGTGTTTTTCCTCAGCAGAAAGCGTGCGGCGTTTTGACGCCTGCGCAGGCTGCGGTGCTGGCTTGTCGTTGACGCGGAATCGGCCCTTTTGCGCCTGCCAAGAATTATCTACGCCGGGGAAACGCTTTGCCTCCCAGATTGCCAGCGCTTTTTTCAACGGGCCAAAATTTAACTCCCCACCGAACCCCATTGTTTGAGGGTCTGCTGGCAGCAGCATTTGCATGCCCACCGTTCGTTGTGCTTCGTGGCGCATATCAGTTGCCAAAATCAATCACGTCAGGGGTGCGCAATTTTGCAAGTTGTTCCTGCAAGCGGCGGTCAAATTCGCGCTCACGGCGGCGAGCTTCAATCTGGCGGGCTTCACCAAAGTGCAGTCCGATTACAAAGCCCGATCCCATAAGGGCTGAGGCGACAAGGAGGAAAGGTATAAGGTCCATATTATCGAGGGAGAGCGTTTGCCATTGCTGCGCGGCGGCTGGTGCCGAGGGCGCTAAAAACAGTGCGTGCCGTTGTACCATCAGCTTTGCGTATGGTCGCCCAAAAGCTAAGTTGCCAGCCGTAGGGGTGGCGTTGGTCACCAGTGCGTCCGTAGCGAATGGTGTTAGGGAGGATTTCGGCGGCGCCGTGGATTGGGTGGTTGATGTTCCAGTTCATTGTCGTTGTTGTTGTTGTTTGTGTCTCTGACGGCCTCGTCAGCACCCGCCTTACGGGTGGACGCCCCGAAGGGCGTTTCGGCCTAGCGGATGTTGTAGCGTTCCGCCAATACATTTTTCTCAGCAACAGAAATTAACCCGCCTGTTAGAGCAGAGACAATCACCTGAGCTACAGTGTTGGCTGTTGGTTTATTTTGAATCCACCAGCCAGCGTTGGTAGCAATTTCAAATTTTTTGAGCAGTTCTGCCGGAATGTTGCGTTTTGCCGCTATGGTAAAAAATGCGGTTTTAATTTCAGTCGCCCATGCAACTTGTTTTTCAGTGCCGTTTAATGTCGTTGTCATGAATCAAACTAAACCCTATCCGCTTAGGTTTGTCTATGCCTTTTTTCATTTTTTTTCATCCCCACGCAACTCCTTGTTTTTCATGCCCTTAGGCCTACCACCCAGCTTCCCATTAGCAGCCGAGGATGCGCTTTTTTTGGGCGAAACGGCACTTCCGCCCCGTTTTCCGATGCTGGAAAGGTAGCGTTTAACTTCTTCGGACAGATTCATCCGATGAAACTACCTGACCGGGTCAGGTTTGCAATAGTCCGCGCTGAAAGAGTTCCGCCTCTTCCATCCTTCTGCGCCCGAGCCCCTTGCTATTAGGCCAGAGTCTTGTTTGAGCTTCAAACAACGCAGGAATGGCGCCGAATTGCCCACCTTTGAGCGCAGTCTGAATATCGAGCATCTCCTTGCGCCGATCGCCCGTTAAACTAGCTCCACGATTGAACACCAAGCTCACAAGTGCCGCGCAGCAATCGCCGTGCAACTCGCCGGCCTGCGGGTAGATGCGTAGAGTCTGAAGGTAAAACCGCGGCAACGTGGTTTCTTTGAAAACGGCCTCGGCGGCTTCCCACGGCACCACCAAATGCCGCACGAACGGCAGCGCATTTTGCGCGGACTCTCCGCGCTTATCTGAAACGCTGATAAGCAGTTCCAACGCAGATTTATCAAGATGATCCGCCCACGCGCGGCGTGTTTCAGCGGCGCCGGTTTGCCCAACGTCAAAACCAATGCCGATGGTTATGCCGCTTGATTCACCGGGCCACTCCGGATTGCGGTTATACTCGTCGGCACCCCCAGTTTCCCACTCAATGATGCGTTTAATGCCGTAGTCCGAAAGGTTCATAGCTCAATAAAATAGTGACGCTGGCGCACCATGCGCCCTTGTGAATCTGCTGACGTGTAAAACTTTGATGGTAGCTTTTTTATGGCTTTTGATCTTCGCAGCCGATCGTAGTGCAGCCCTAGTTTTTCAGCCAACGCCGAAAGAGAGTGCCAGTGTGGCGGCGCATCTTCGCCAACGATCTCCATCCGAAGCCGTTGCAGTGCGCTTAAACTGGAAGCCTGAACGCTCCCCCTTTGGTTTCTTTTGCTAGCCATATTTGAGTTTCATCCGTTGTATACTCTCCCCATGCAAAACCGCGAGACCAACTTGTTGTCGCGCGCCTGTTTGCAGCGTAGTGGGCCTGCGAAATGTCCATTAGTGTCCCCACGCAATACCCGGTCGGCGCGTCCAGCCTGCGCCCTTCGGCCTGCATCACGCGGTGAAGGTGCGCGATCACAACTTGCGTGTGAGTTCCATTGCAAACAGTCTCGGCGTGGTCGCGGACAGCTTCGGAGTTGCAAAAGTACCCGTGCCCAAACAGCGCGCTGCCAAGTGGCAGCCAACCGCGCTTGAGGTCGTATGGCAGCAGCTTTGCCCGCAGCCGGCGAGTTTCGGATTCGATGTCCTGATATACGCGCCCCGCCAAAGACGCCACCAATGCCCGAGGGCTGTCCATCAACGAAATCAACCGGTGTTCGTGATTGCCGAGACAGAACGCCTGCGGTTCGAGCTGGCGCAAGAACGCAACGCCCATTTGCAGGTCATGGTCGGGATCTACGCTGTCGTCCGCGGTGCCTAATGCGCCGGCCCTGAGGCACGCCAGATCAATGGCATCCCCGAGGTGAATGGTAGTGTGTGGCTTCCAGCGAGCTTTGAACCGCAACACCTCGCGCAGGATCGCTTGATCGGCGAGGAACCCATGTGAGCAACCCACCGCTAAAAATCGCTTCCAAGAGCGCGTGATGTTTGCCAAGCGGCAGGCCTAAGCCAGAGTCAGGCGGTAAAGAAGTTGATCCACGTGCCCAAGGATGTCGTCGCGAAGATTGAGCAGATCGGACGCTGTGCGGAACTCGGCACCAAGCCCGTCGAGGTACTGCTTAAACTCGGTGATAATGCCGATCACCGTGCGATCATCCACTTGCCCCTTGACGTTGAGCACCACGCCGTTCAGAGCCTCGCGACCGTAGCGACCAATAGCAGCCTCCACCAAGGAATCAATGGGGTCTTCTATGGCCTCGTAGGCGTCCCCGAAAGCGTTGTGCCGGGCAAAGGAAGTTGTCTGCCAATGCCAGACTTTGAGCTGCGCATGAAATTGAAGGAGCGGTTGGATCAGGTTCATTTGTTGCGAAGGGTTTTCACGATCATGATTGAGCTGTAAATGATCGCGGTGATTAAACTTAGGATGCGAAGCCACGCCTCGAAATTAGAAAGCGAGATCGCCAACGCCGTGAGATTGGCAAACCCCACTTGTATAATCCCGTCGATGTGGCGGTTGTGGAGCATGCTAGGCTCTGGCGATGAAGGTGACTCCTGCGCCGAAGATTCGTGGCAATTTTCCGTTTTCATCGTAAATGCCAGAGTAAGGGGTTATTGTGTCAGGAGGAAGACCTGCCCCGTCGCTTCCTGCCGGCGGGAGGACGCGATTTACGCGCGCCAGAATCTGAAGCCCCGCCGGAGGTGTCGCGCCGAGATATTTTGCCTGCTGCGCCGGAATAATTGGAACGGGAAGAACGGTCATTGCGCTTTGATTGTAAATAGTGCTTGCCAAAATAGCCAATTCCAACTCCCGCGGCGCCCGAGAAAAACACCCAAAATGAGGGCGCAACTAGGGCCAAAAGTTGGAGAAACATGCTCACATCATTACCGCCCTTGGGAAGCATGTTTAAGGGCGCTCACGGCGTCGATGTAGGATAATTCAAGTTGCTGATATCTTGCGGCGGAGTGCCACACCTCATCGTCCTGCGCTTGGTACGTCTGGCCCTTTGCTAGGCGTAGAATCCCCGATGGCTGGTACAATGATCCCGCTGGCACGGGCGAGACGTGCGCGCATCCGATCAGCCAGAGCGTCATCACCACGCTGACGAGCAGCAAGGATGCCGTTTTCCATGAGTTCGCAGTAACTCTCAATGTCACGGCTTAGTTCCCAGTGTGCTCGGATTACCTTGAGCTGAAGCCAACTACTTAGACTCTGGAGCAGAAGCAGAAGCATCTGATTTCTCCTTTCGCACAACGTTGATCACGCCCATCGCGCCCAGCCCGGCGCTCACGATGGCATCCGTGAGGTCCGGGCGGAGTTTAACACCGAGGGCCGTCAACACCGAAATGATTCCGCGCCATGTGGACGGTTCGGAGAGTCGCTCAAAAATGTATTTCATGGTTTTAAAAGTCTTTTAAGTGTTTCAGCAAAAACTAATTGCAAAGAAGTTGGAAGCAGCACCGCCGCAACATAAACAGCCACTGCGGTCCATACAATTACTTGTCGCATTCGCTTATAGCGACGCTCTCACCTTGAGCGTTCCGCTTGCCAGATCGACCGTTGCGCCCGTGTTATTTATGGCGCGGACAGTAACCGTGTTTGCCCCAGTCACATTGGCAACAAGGGTCACGCCTGCGGTGTTTGTCGACAAACACGCATCGGCAAACATTGATGTTGTTGCGCCTGTGCAAGTCACCGTGGTTGCAGAAGTTGAGTTTGCTGCTAGCGACGGGAAGTCGTGTGTTTTTGAGCCCGTGAAATAACCGCTTGAGATGGAGGTTCCGTCAGCAAAGGCCAGCGGGCCGGTCGCGTAAGTGTATTGACTTACTAATGCGTCCACCTTGGTTTCGTAAGGCGTTACGGCAGTGTTTGATAGGCTATTTCCGGACGAGAAAAAGAACGAACCAGCAACTCCCGTTACTAAATAGTTCGACGCTCCCGCTGGCATCGAAAACGAGCTGTTGAATACGCCAACAAGTGAACCTGCACCAGCAATGTTGAACGCATTAACGGTTGTTGCTGAACTGGAGAATGAGCACCAGCCTGCCGTCATCAAAGCAGTTGTGCTTGTAATGTTTACGACGTTCGCGCCATTTGCCCGAATGTCGCATGATTTAAGCTCAACGTATGGTTTTAAACTTCCATTGGTGCCGCGGAGCAAAAAGGCGCACGTTCCAAACTCGGTCGACAAATTAGTCGCGTACAAGCTGCCTCCGTTGAGATCAAAATGCGTTCCACCTTGGCCCACAACGGAATACATCAAACTCTTGACGTCGTTCAGTTTAACGATCACGTCAGAATTGACCAGCATCCCCACCGCGCTGGTGGATGTTAGATCATTTCCGATGGTGCAGGTTTCAAAATTCACGGAAACGCCAACTGCGCCGGTGGCCGAAAAAGTGAACGTCGGCGATGCTGCGTTGCTGCCGTTGAAACGAATGCCAGACAATTGAAGTGAATTGTTTGCTGCCGTCGATCCACCTGTGAACGTGTGGTTTCCAGTGATTTGAACGACGGAATTCAAGCCGTTGTTCGTGCCAATAGCTGACAGTGACACGCTTCCTTTGAGCGTAAGATTTTCGGTATAAAGCCCCGCCGGAATCAGCACCTGCGCCGGATTGCTGGCTGTCGCATCCGTTATCAGATTCAAACACCCTTGAATCGTGCTTGCGTCGCGGCCCACAACCTTAACTCGCGCGCCAAAATAACCGCCCGCCATTTTACTCCAATCGATGGCGGCAGAAGCGTCAACGTCTGCATTCACAAGCAAGGAAGCCGGAGATTGGAGAGTTCCAGCAACCGTTTTCCAAAGTCCCGTCCCACCCACCAGCGGCAGAGAAGTGTGAACGTGCGAAGGCTGCCCATCGCCAAATTGCAACGTAGCGGTATGCCCGTTTGCCGAGGCTTTAACTTCGACGGCAACGTAAATCCGATCCGTGAGCGAAACCGTCGTCTGTGGAACGAGCACGGACAACGAAAACTGGGCAGAAACGTTGTTGATTACCTGCTCGCCTGAAGTCCCCAACAATGTTGGAGCATCGGTTCCGTTGTATATGTAAACTTTTGCACGAATTACTGTTCCGGCATTGGCGTTAGCATCACCATATGCCCACACATTAAAGTCCCAAAGGCCCGCGGGAATTGCAGTGACGTCTGGATCAATTGGTGTCGCTTCAGAAACATAGCCACCGAACAGAGTCCAAGCTCCTGTAGTCAACGTGCCCGTCGTAATGCTCGTTGCGGTTGCTGATCCTGTGCGGCCAAGCTGTTTAGGTGTGCCGGGCAAATTGGTTGTCGGAGAGTCGGCAGCGACGTCTTCACGAAAGTAATAGGTGAGACCATTAGCTCCACCTCCTCCCGTGCCAGTGGATGGCGTGGCTGGAGCCCAAGCTGAACCTGTCCACGTTAACACCTGCCCAGTGCCCGGCGTTCCCTGCAAAGCCAAAGTCTGGCCCTGCAATTTGTTCACCGTCGGCGAAGGCATATTGCCCGTCAGGTCTCCGCCAACGGCCTCCGTGGCCCCGAGTGCGCCCACCTGCGAAGCCGTAGGCATGGCGTGCGCGTGGTCGCCCCGCGAATAACTGGTGGACGTGCCTGCGGTGGCGGTTCCAAGTGCTGCGGGAGTCGCGTTGGACCCCGCATTAAGCATGTCGCCGGTAGGTTTGTTCAAAGCCATATGTTACCAAGTAATTGTGATTGAAGCGGTTCCTGCTCCGCTGGTAATGGTGATCGCCTCAAGCGATCCGGCAGTGAATAAATGCGCAAAATGAGCTTGATTTGCACTGAATCCAATTCTACCTGCGCCGCCGAGACCGCCAAGCCCGCCGGAATAGCCAGAGCCTTCGCACGCACCGCCGCCGCCACCTCCGCCTGATCCTCCGTCATTAACGTCGTTTTGACCACCGCCGCCGCCGCCTGAGCCATAAGCATTTCCAATTGATCCACCATTCCCGCCAAATCCCGAAATGCCATCGTTACTTTGTGCGCCCGCTGATGACGTTGCAGTTCCTCCCGGGATGTAAGTCCCTCCCCCCTGCCCATAATCCAACGGAGGACCAGAATTACCGGGCCCGCCGCCACCGCCGCCACCGGGGCCTCGTCCGGTGCGTCCGGGATTTGCAGCCCCAATACATGCGCCACCGCCACCGCCGCCGCCGTATCCTTTTTTGCCACCCTGCCCGCCAGCATAGGTCGTGCCGTTAAATATCACAGACTGACCGTTAGCACCTTCGACCCCATCCGCGCCATCAGCGCCGTCAACTGGATTTCCAAACTCGTCACAACTCCCGTCTTGGCCGGTATAACCATTCCCCCCATCGTCCCCTTTGCCGGGGATGATATCGACCATCGCATAACGGACGCCCGCCGGAACTCTCCAATAATGAGTACCAACGGTGTTGAATGTGATAGTTCCGCCGCCGCCTTGTGGCTCCCACTTTGACGTGGTCGCATTCCACGCGAGCACCTGACCGTCATTTGGTGCCGTAGTGGCAATGTCGCGGCTTTGAAGTTGAGTAGCATTCCCGCTACCCCCAGCAGCCGGCGCCCACGCCGTGCCATTGTACGCCAAAACCTCGCCCGTAGATGGCGCAATCCCAGCAATGTCAACACCTTGCAGCTTGGTAGCATTTCCGTCACCCGAACCGCCGCCAATCCCCTGCGTGATGGCGCGCACCTGAATCGGCACGCCGTTAGCCGGCGCTGTAGCTAGTTGCAACGTGCCGCCGTTGGATGATCCAATTGTGTAGTCAACGCCTGCGCGCTGGTCGATGCCACCGACACTCACGAGGTAAGCCGCAGCGCTCGTTGAAGTCCACCCAAGGATCGGCGCAAAATCAGTTGCAGATCCATTGCCGGTAAACTGCGTAGCCGTGGTCCCCGCCGCGCCGGGGACCGCTAATTTCACAACGCCGTTGTCGGCGCCGAGGTATAGCTCCCCATCCTTGGTATTGACGGCCAACTCGCCAACGTAAAGGCTAGTGGGGTAACCAGATGCGCCCGAGCGGGCGCGTGGAATGATGGGGAATGCCATGGGATTTAGTAGGTGCCAGCAGAAGCCACAGTTGCCACTCCAGACTGCGCGTCGATGTTGATGGAGTCAGATGATTTAATGCCGCCGAGAACCGAAGAGGTCGCAATTGGAAGCGTATAGGTGCCACCAATCACCGAAAGGATTCCAGTTGTGGTGATGGAGAGGCCAGAACCAACGCTGAGTGCGCCGATTTGGGAGGTTGTAGCAAACGGCAACTGCCCTGAACTCAACAATCCAGAGCCGTCCAATTGCGGAATCAGTCCCGGATAATTGCCAGTCGTCACCTGATCATTTGTGACGGCGTTGAAATCTCCAGCAGTCAACTGAATGTTGCCATCCTGCGGCGTTTTGTAGTTAACGCTAATGACTTCCGAAGTGCCGCCGTGAATGAGGTCCCACGACGTGCCATTGAACGCCATCAGATCGCCGGCGATAAACTTGGTGTGGCCATCAATAGCAGTGACTAGCGTCTGCGTATTGGCGGCAACATAATAATCACCCTTTGCCGCCGTGCCCGAGCCCACTACGCCGCCCGATGCAATTACGGGTGAGGTGTTAACGTCCCATGCTCCCTTGTAAGTCAGCGCGCCAACGCTGGCCGCAGGCAACTGCGCGGAGGAAATCTTCCCGCTTGAATCAAGCTGGGGAATCTTGCCAGCGATTGCTGAAGTCGTAAGGTCAGCAATCTGCGATGTGGTCAGCCCTTGAATCTGCGAGGTCGAAATTAAACCAGCGTTGGTCAACTGCGGAATGCCGTTGGGCGTTGCGTCGCGCGTCAGAAGTCCCGCGTTGATTTTGTCGTACCCCACTTCGACAACGCCTTCGTTGCCTTTGACGTAAAGCGTGTAGGTCTGAGTGTTTACGGCCAATTCGGCAAGCTGAAGGTCGCCAGATAGCGGCGCTGCCTGCGAAGTTGTGATAGCGTTGTATTTGGGAATAATGGGGAAGCTCATGGTGTCAAATTAGTAAGTGCCTGCGGATAGAGTTGTTGGCACCCACGCGGTGCCGTTCCACACCAGCGCCTGATTGCTGGTAGGGGTTGAATCTGAAACGGGATTGGATTGAAGTCCCACAACAGTTGCGACACTTCCAATTTCATCGGTGCCCAGAATCACGTCACCGTGCAGCGAAGTGAGATCTCCGGGAGGGCCTTGTGGGCCCTGTTCGCCTTGGGCGCCTTTATACCCGGGCGGGCCCATTAAAAGCTGAACGACAAACGCGGATTGAGCCGCACAATTGGATTCGCAACTCATGGATTCTGAATGGTGACGCGGCCCACAATTAATTGCTCGCGGCGTGATTCATTGGGGCGCGTGGTAAATACGGACATGCGGGCGCCAAACTGCGCCGAAAGTGCCTGCGTTTGTGCGGCGGTAAGCGAGATGTTGAGCACCCATGGCGTCACAAGCTCGGTTGTCATGGGCGTGATCAATACGCCGGCGGAGGTATACAGTTTGATGTCAAACACCCAGTCCGTCATGTCAACATAAGCGTCTGGGCTTTGTATGCTTGCGTAGTCAACAGTTTCGCCGAATACCATGCCAAAGCAAAAGTCCGCCCCTCGGACTATCGTTGCGGAAAATTCTTGGGGCGCCATACAGTACACTCTAGTGTGAAGCTATTCACCGCCCCATCCATCACCAACAGCATCACAACAGCCGCTAATCCGCTCCACGCCCGGCGGCCACGCCTTAGCCGCAATCAAATCGGCTTTAGACCGCAGTTTATTTAAAGGGCAGCGCGGCGTTTCGTCAAGAATCTGAAATCGAGCCTTGCAAGTCGGGCGTTGTTCGCATGCCGAACAAATGGCAATCCGCTCCTGAACGATTTGGTGCGTCGTCATCGCGTCACTTGGGGGCTTATGGTGATATCAAATGTGTTAGTCAAATCTTCGCCATCGACATTTTCGACGCGGGTTTCGCTCGCCGAAAGTCCATCCGCTGATACGCCGCCAAAAGTGATGGTGCGGCGGATAATATTGCCCTCAGGGTCAGGAACAGGATTTTTTTCGTAAAGCGTCCCGCCGATTCTATAGTATCCAGTGTCGATTTGGTCTTGGCGTTGGCGTTTATGGTACGCGCTCCACTTGTCACCAAAATCGTAAATCACTGGCGCTCCTTGCACCCGTCTATCTTCAAACATACCCCAGCTAAAGACCATCTCAATAGTGTATGGTTCATCCGGCGGATCGGGCGTAATTGTCAGAGCAATTGGGTCAGAATCATCAATTTGTGCAGTGGTAAACACAAAACACTTCTGCTGATTCATTTGCTCCAAGGTCCTTGGGTAAATGTCGTCGTTGAGGTAAATCCCAACGGCATTCGGCAAAATGTATATTGGCGGCCCTGTCTCTTGATACAACGGAACCGCGTCAGGTGTCAGTTTTTTCCAAACTTTTCCATCAAAAAGAACCCCCTGTCCCTCATAAAAATAGCGCATTCCATCAATACTCGGGTCTGTTTCATTTAGTGGGAAATCCTTTGTCGGCAACATGATAGTGCCCGGTTTAACAAGTTTTCCTCCAGAAATGCCACCGGATTCTAGAACTGGATCAGTGTTTGGCGTCCAGAAAAACGTGCGATCCTTTTGTGGAAATCGTTGTTGCGGTTGATATACCCACCTCTTGCCGCCACCATACAAATCAATAGCGTACATAAAATCGCCCGGATAAACGCGCGTAATTCCATCGATTGGCGGATTAATCGTTATTGGGTCATCTTTCTTTTTATCAATTGGATCATTTGGATCATCTGGTGGAGGAATTGCTACGGTATAAAATCCCAGTTTTGAAGGTGATCCATCGACGGATCCGCCGTTGGATAAAACCGGCTCAGTATTTACCTTCCACTTTCCAAGGTCTGCGGTGCGGATTTTATCCGGCAAGGGATTTACATAAACCCTGCCAATTGTCTGAGTTCCCGACGTGTTGCCCGTGCTGCCCGTTAAATAAAATGACGAGTAGGTACTGTCATTTTCACCACGGCCGCCGATGAAGCACGTTTTTTCGCGAATGGTGCGGTTGTCAGTTCCACCAGCACCCTGAACACCGCCAGTGAACGACCAATTAAGTGGCGACGGACCATCACCATCAAACGGACTGAATTGACCGTTGCCCGAAAACGAAGCGGTAAAGTTAAGATCTACTGATGCGGCAAAATCGTTCAGCGACATAAAACTAGGCCGTTAATGCGCAAGGACTTGGGAAAGGCTGAATGCAAAGGTTTTTGATTGAAACAATTGATTTTGTGTTTGATTTTGTGTCTGTGTCTACCAGCACGCGCGCAATCAGGTTGTACTGCACCTCGCTGGTATTCTGCACAAAATCGCTTTCAATTGTAAACTTCACTTCCTCAAGGATTAAACTGTCCTTGTTGAATTTCATGTAGCTGTAAACGTAGCAGTCGTCGGAGACGTCCATGACAAGCGGCGGCTTGTTGTCCGGGTGCATCCCTGTGGGAAGCATCTGCCAGATCAATCCCCAGTCGATCATGACCTTCATGTTTTCACCTTCGGACGCGTCAGTCACTTTGAAGGGACACGGCAATGATTCAGCGGTTCCTCCACTGCTGCCGCTACTTCCGCCTTGCTGGATTGCTAAAGTGGTTCCGTTCCATGAGCGAGAAACAGTGTAGTTGGTTCCGGGCTGAACAATGGACTGGCGCACCATGTCGATCAACGCATTTAGCCGATCGGCAAAAGGGATTTTGCCACGATCAAAATACGGAGGAATGTTGCTCATTTTAAACCCCGTAAATCAATTGATCCCAGTGGCCCGATGGCCCCGCGCCCATCCATTCATAGGTGTTGCGCCACTTGTCCCCTTCCTGAATACCACGAGCTGCGCTTAGGATGAAAAAGCCATCTCCGTATCCGCTGAATGGATCGGGTGGCGTGTCAATTTTCCCGACATTCCCCGCATCCGCTGGCCCATCTTCCAGTTCCGTCATACGGACCATTAGTCGAGGGGACAAGTAACTTTCAAAACCTCCCGAGTATAAACCGTAAAAAGTTTGGAATGTACTTTCGGGTTCGTCGGCAGGGTTCCATGCCTTTCCTCCCTCTCCCTTTGTTGCCAAATAGGGGTCTGTTGGGTTTTTTTTCCAATACAACCAATTAGTCCGGATTTGTTGAGGCGTCGAATCGAAGACTGGATGCAATTCCAAGGGGTCCGTTGTGGTCGTTGCATCAAGCTGGAATTGAGGATGGCCCTGAGAGAATAAATATTCCTCGGTCACCGTCCAAATTCCATCAACCTGTTCCTTTCGATACGACCGAACACCCTCAGAAGGGTCAAATTCTGAAGTGTCCTGTTTTGTGATGGTTCGCATCACAACCTTTTGAACGTCTTGCGTTTCTTCGTATTTCGATTGAATTGGCATATTAGTATCCTAGCTGAGGTTCAGTTGATGAAGGGCCAAATTGCTTGTATTGGTTGCCCATAAAAATCGACATTAGCTTTTCGGTGGCGTCAGCTGTACGCCGTTGCTGGTCAAGTTGTTGCCGGTTTAAATTGACCACCTCATCGCCGCCGGGGGTGGCTTGCCAAGAGCTGCCGCCGCCGCCAATTTTGCCCATTGCCCCAATCAACGCACCGATTGGCGTTGCCATTGCAGGAGCAAGAGGTTGATTGATGCCAGGGTTGAATGCAGGCCGTTCGGCTTTAGTTTTAACCTGCGCCTCATCAACTCTCTTTTGATACTTTTCAAGTATAGTGTCAAAAATGCCTTTTTGGCTTTTTGTTTCTTCAGTTGCTTTTTCTTGTTCGGCGGCAGCTTCAGCCATGCCCTTTCCGCCTCCAGTCATTCCAAATCCACCCATCCCTTGAAACGCCATGCCCGCATAAACCTGCGTGCCCTTGGATGGTTTAGGCAAAATACTTTTAACATATTCAGCAGCGTCCTTGAGCATCTCAACAGCAATGGCAATACCATTGCCAAGCGAAACGCCGACTTCGGTCAGATCAATCCGCTCAAGTTTGTCCACCACATCCATCAGCACCGGAATTACCTTTGACGCCATGCCCGCAAACAAAGGCTCCCACGATACCGCCAGCTTTTTGATGCCAGTTTGAAACGCTGCAAAAGTCGGCGCGTAGTCCTCGTAAATCTGCGCAGAGCCAAGCACGCCCTTTTCAGCTTTTTCCATCGACGCCCCCTTGAGCACCGGCAATAGCAACGCGCCTTTTCTGGCGCCAAACAACTCGGCGGCAATGGCCATTTTCATGCCACTAGACGCCACGCCATCCATGCCGTTTGCCACCATCCGAAACTGTTCGAACAAGGTTTTACCTTGCAACGCTTGCGCGCTGATTCCGATTTTGCCAAGAGCTTGGGCGACCTTGCTGCTTGGGTCTGCTGATTTAGCCAGCGACTCGTTGAAATGCGTCATCAGGCGCGGCAAATCTTCGGCAGACATGCCCACGCGGGAAAACGCTTTGTCCAACACCGACAACTCCCGAACCGTCACGCCAGACTGCTCGGCAATGATTTGCAATTCCTTGCCTTTACCCATCGCATCCCACATGCCTTTCATCGCAATTCCCGCGACCGATGCCGCTGCGCCAAATGCCGCGAGTGCTTGCCCACCGAGCCCTCCGCCAAGGGATGAAAGTGACAAGAGAAGCCCGTTTGTTGCCTCTTTGGCTTTATTTACGCCAGATTCAAATCCGCTGGCGTCCAGTGTGATTGCTGCTTCAAAAGCCATAGATTAACTCCAGATGATTTGCCCCCGGTCGATCTTGCCTTGAGCAAGGCCGGCGATGATTCGGTTTTTCATTTTCTGCGCCTGTACATAATACGCCAGCTTGAGTTGATTTTGAATCACGCTTGCGTTGGGCATCTTCGATTCGTTGCGCGCTAAAAATTGGATGACCTTTTTGTTGTGCTTGTACTTAAAAATGCTGGCAACGTGCCCTTTGTTTTTGCTGACCCAATCAGGAAGGCTGATTCCCAATTGGTCGGCTGCATTTGCCCAACCCGCCGCCGTGATGCCGATGCGTTTCTTAAGCAACTCATTGATGGCCACCATTTGCCAGTCCCACACAGGACGTTTTTGAAATCCAGCAGGAATGCGTTTGTTGGCCTTTTGTTTGGATTGAAACCACCGCACCAACGCCGTCGGTGATTCGTTCATCATTTCCGGATTGATGCCCTTCCGTTTAAAGAATCGAAGATCGCCAACGTAGCGAGATTTAATAGGGATAAACGCGTCGTTTAAATCGCGTTTGATGGCGCTTGTGTTTGCCCGCAACCCCTTAGCATAGGTCTTGTTGGTCGGGCTCATCGGCGGAGTAAGCGTCAGCGCCGTTTTGATCACGCCCTTAAATTGTTCGCGAGCCACCACCTCCGCAGTGCGGTGGCATGTGTGCAGCACGTTACTCAGCCAAACATCAAACTGATCTTTAGCAAACTTTGCGGATACTTTCGGGCGTGAAACGGGCGCGGCCATTACTCGGAATCTTCATCAATAGGCACGGTGCGAAGCAATTCATCCACAGTTTGCATTGCCTGAGGCCCCGATGGTTTCACCGTCCACGCTCCATTGATCCACAGCGCCGCGTGATAGTACCGCATCAAACGCGCCAAGGGTGCCCGCCGCATGATGTAGTCCTCAGTCCATCCGGTTTCACGGGCCAGGGTGAGCACAAACGACTCCAAAAACCCCGGCCCAATTAGTTTCCCGGCGCGTCAGAGCTGCCAGAGTCACGCGGCACAACATCCACGCGGCCATCCTCAATCATTGCGTTTTGCTCGGCGCACCATGCTGCCACGGGCTTTACCAAAGCGAAGGGAAACCAACGCGAGAATGCTTCAATCTCAGCCTGCGCAGTGCCGTTTGTAATGGCGGCTTCCACCGCTTCGGGGTCGCGCGATTGCAGCCACGCGATGGCAGCAATCTGCTGCGTTTCTTCCAATTTGGAAAGTTCCAGTTTTTGCATTGCCACCTGCGTTGTCAGCGTCCACGGCAACAACTCAAGCGGACCTACGGTTTTGCGCGCAAGAAGAAATGGGCTCATTGTAGGAACCTCTTAGCAAACTCTTGTTTTAACCATTCGGGCGAGTTTGGATAAATCACCCCGGCACCGCGCGCGTCACGGCGTTTAATGCCTGTGCATTGCGATTTTGCCCACGTCTTAAGGTCGCGCAAGTTGTCGCGAAATGCGCGCATGAATGAAATCACGCTGTCTGGGTTTGCCTCGCACCACTCACGGTCGAGAAACCGTTTTTTGAACACGCCAAACTCTATCTCCTCGCCATCAATCCGGCACTTCACATCCCCATCAATCAGCCATGTGACGGCCCTCTGGTCGCCCTCCATTACATCCTCGTACCCGTTGGGTTTCAGAAGCTGCCCGCCCGCAGTGAGCCATGACGCGACGAGGTCGGTGTTGGGACTCTTCTGCGGGCTTTCGTTGTCTCGTAATATTTCGATAATCTGTCCGACTTTCATAAGTCTTTAGCTGGCGTAGGGGTATGCAACTCCCGTGGCTTCCCAGCCATAAAAATCGTCATTCTTTGTCATCTTCTTTACGCTTGTAATGATGCATTTGCCGGTAGACAAAGACGGAAAACCGGAAGACCCCCCCAACGTGAAAGGATTGGTGTCCCCCTTGCCGCGGGCGTTAAACGACGATGACGCATCAAACGACTTCGCAGTGTAATGCGTCCCATCCGAGGAAATCAACTGCTTGAAATCGGCTTTGGTTTCAAAGTCAGTGGATTCAACAACAACGCCCGAAGGGTTGATAATAGAAATACCAAAGGATGCCATAAAATTTAATGGAAGTAAGTGTAGGTCGCTTCGGAAATAGCAAAGTCGTCATTGGTTTCAGAAACCTTTGCGCTCGTTAAAGTTGCGCCTGTGAAGTTTGATGTTGGAACGCTAAGGAGATCAACTTCACCTTTGGTTTTAACAGTGATGGTTTCGGTGCTCCTTGGCTTTGGCTGCGCCACCACAGTTTTACCTTCCGAACTGCGAATTGTTGCCACTTCTAGCGTTTTGTCCGCAGATGATTCTTGCAAATAGCCTTGAGGTAGGCCAACCCCTAAAGCTGAAGCTCCAAATGATACGGGCATAAATTAAAGTGTTGGGTAAAAGCCAATTATATAGTTCAAAACGGTTTTCCAATGGCGGTCTTGATGGTCTTCGGAGTTATTTTCCGCAACGATCCCGGCCAAGGTGACGCCAGAGGTATTCACTGAAATGGATCGCATGAAGCTGTCCACGTTGCGCGCAAACTGTTCATGTGCTGACGGCGTTGTGTCATCAGCCTGAGATTCCGCCATGACAGTTAGATGTCCACGCTCAAGCGGAGAACCCACCACCACATCGGATTGCAACTGCAACCGAATGGCCGGCAACGTCACGCGGCCATCGTCCTGTGGAAGCCCTACGTAAACCGCAGGAAAGGCCGTTTCTAGCTGGCTCTTGATCTCTTCGCAAAGCAGGCCACCAGTCATCGTGTCACGTCCTCCAGCGAAATGTGCCAACTCACTCCGTTGTTGTTGGTCACGTTAATGACGCGCCGGTCAACATCATTGATGCTGATGCGATCGCCCTTGTTCGGTGGCGTTGGCATGTCAGCGCAATTCACGGCAATGGTTGCGCTTAAATGGCTTTGGTAGCCTCCGAAATCGAGAACCTCGCTGGTGTTAAGAAAATTGACGATGCCCGTGTACGTTTGCCCGTTATAGGCAAACGGCCTCCCCATCACGCCGGCGGCGCGCGTAAACGCTTCCGACATGACGGTGAAAAACGAGCTCATTTTCCTTTTTTAACCGGCTCTGAAGGCACCTCGGGCGCGGCAGGAACACTGCGGCGGCGAGTGACTTGCAAAAAGGAGAAAAGCTCTACGCGTTCGCCGGGTTTGCCAGCGGACGCGTAAACGCGGAGCGCCTCAGCTCGGTCCGCCCCGAGATACTCGGAGCGAACCTTGCCAGAGGCATCGGTTGAGATAATCAGATGTAGGCGCATGACGCTTAGTTAGCGGCGGACACCAAACGCTGACCAGCGGCGGCGTTACCAACGGCCACGCCGTAGATCCACTTGAGATACACAGTCACGTCGAGCGTGAGCGGGTTGATGTACTCAACCGCAGCGGCGCTGAAGCCAGTGACGGGATCAGTGATGATTTCGAAGTTGCCGGGGAACGGGATGCCCGAACCGAAGGCTTCGCGAGGATCCTGCGGAGGACGGGACGCGAGCACCACCGCTTCAGGCGTGCAAGCAAACCCGGTGAGATGCGAGCCGGTCGGAAGTGCCGGATACTCAAATACGTTTTCAAACCCAGCCACACCAGCGATTTCACCAGTCTGGATGATGTCGAAACCCATCGCCATGAAACGGTTGGGGCGGGTGATGAGCGGGTCTTCAAGCAACGCGGAGTAGGTTGCACCGTTGACGCTGAGATAGCGGTTGCCGTGGATACCGCGACCAATCAAAGCTGCACGCAGATTCACTAGCGTGTTGTAGCTTGGCGCGTTGTCCACGGTTTCGTTGGCAAAATTGCCAGTCGTCCACAGAGCGGCGACGCTGTCCACGATGCTGTTGGCCATCGCGACGGCGATGGGTTCAGCAAGTTCGTCAATCAGATTACGCGCTGTACTGTTAAGCTGCGCGCTCGTGAAGGTTGCGCCCACACGCTTAGAGTACGACAGCGTCACGGGAACGTCAGTCGTATTGAACGCGGGAAGTTCTTCCGTGTCGTTAACAACGGAAGGCACAGATTTCAAGCGAGTCAAAACCGTTTGGCCCTGACGAGCGCCCATGGGTTCGAGGTCTTTCGAGATGGCGGAGAGTAGAGGCCTCTTGGAGAAGACCAAGGACAAGCTCCGTTGCAAAATTAACGAGGAATTAAGCGTTCCTAAATTGTTGGTAGCCATAAACTTATGAGTGTTTTGTTGAGGTTAAATTACTTAAGAGATTGGAGATATTCGGCGCGAATGCGTGAGCGTTCGAGCGAGTCTTCGACGCCTTCGAGCTTCTCAGCCAACGATTTAGGCCGAGCGACAACGTCTTCAGAGGGCATGACTTCCACGGGCGGGTGCCCTGCGGAGGCGACAATCAACGCGGCTTGCTCATCAACGCTCTTGGCGTTGGCGGCAGTAGCGGCGAGTTGTTGAGAAAGTTCAGCGTGCTGCTGAGTAAGCTGTTCAACCTGAGCTTTGAGCAGGTTCCGCTCGTTAACAGCGGCAGCAGATTCGTTCAGTAGTTCGTTAAGCGCGACAACCTCCGAGGAAAGCTCGGTGACGCGCGTTGATGCGGCGTCCAGCGCAGATAGCGCATCGGCCAAGGTCGCGGGTGTATCCATACAAACCCGCGCCGCATGAAGCAAAACCCCCTCTGGCGTGGAGAAACCAGAGGGGGAATGCGATGAACAACAACAATGAAACCTTACGTGCGAACAATAAACTATTTCTTGACCATCGCAAGCAATTTGTCATAGGCGGCTTGCTCCAAAAGGATGCCGTCGATGATGTTGTTTGCAAGAGCACGGGGGGCAAAGAAAGCCTGCCCGCGCATCGCCTCGGGCGACACCTTGCGGTTTCGGAGCACATTGCCACGGAACTGGTCAAACGCGTCTTGCACGTACTCTTGCAGCGAAGCGCGCTGCGCCGCCGTTAGACTCGGGCCCATACCAGCGCCTTTAAGATCGCCCTCGGCGTTGGTAATAGGCTCCCACGACATCCCTTCATCAGCCCACATTGCAGACTGATCGCACCACGGAATGATGGTGCCAATACTCCCCCAAGTGGACGACTGCGAACCAAACAGCTTAGTGCAACTCACCGCCAGATTGTACCCGGCAGAAGCGCAAGTGCCGTCGCTGTACGCCACAATCGGAATCCGTTTGGCAAGGTCTTGAATTAGGTCGGAACATTCTGCACAGCCTTCAACGGCGCCGCCGGGCGTGTCGATGTCGAGCCAAATGCCTTTGACGTTAGCGCGGCTTGCCTCTTGTAGATCGTCCTCTAGCCACTCGTAATCGTACCCGCCGCAGATCGCTTCGAGTTGCGAAATCCCGCGCGCCATGGTGCCCTCAATGTGGATGTGCGCGATCCCATTTGGGTCGATCTCCATCTCTTCGCGTTCGCACCCACCCAACGCGGACAAGTCGGGCATCTCAGCGCGAGCAATGCGAGCCTCTACAATCTTACGGATTGAGGCGTAGCCACCCGGCGTGATGAGCCAAGGCCTGTGATATACCTGCTCAATAATGTGTGCAAATCTCTTGTGCATAAGCTATTCCGCGCCTTGGTCAGGCGGGTTTCCGTTGGGGGTAAGCATTACAAAATCAGACAGCGGCAGGCCCGAGCGTTTCATGCGCTCGCGAATCGCTAGCGCTTCGGCTTCACGTTCATCGAGGTGCTGGTCGAGAGTCTTGCCACCTTCCCCTACAATTTCGCCCATGGTCAACATCCCTGCGCGGTAGGCGTCAAGTTGCGCACGAGAAACGCGGCCGGCGTCCACCGTAAGAATCGGCGGCGTGGTGAATGACCACTTGAGGAACCCACCGGCATCGGTGCCTTTGTACGCGGGAAGCTGCCCGAGTTTGATTGCTTTGGAAATCACGTACCCGATCGCGCGGCGCGCGTTCATGCGCAACACGTCCTGACGGTCTTTGACAATGCGGTTTACCTTCTCGGTCGTAGCCCGAACGTCAGCGCCCCCGTTGTCGTTTTTCCAAAACCACTCAACCGGCAGGCCGGCGCCAAGGAGAGACTGGCGGATCAACCTTTCAGTCAGGCGATCAGTTGCCTCGGTGGGAATTTCGTTGCGAAGCTGCTCCAGCTTTTCGTTTGCGCCGGCTCGAAAGTATTGAATCGTCCCCGCCATGCGTTCCTCTACGCGCAACCCAGACTGCCCCGGCGCCGGAACGTCAGGGTAAGCAAACGCCTGATCCATGGGGTCGGCCATCCCTTGTTCGTTGTGAACAATCAGTCCCAACGTGGAAGCGAGTTGAGCCGCTTGCTTGATGTTGCGCCCGATTTCAAACGCCGCGCGAAGGTCCATGATGCCCGCTGTCAGAGCCGAAAGGCCGCGATAAAAATCCACTACCGGATGATCACGCACCAACATCATTGATTGCGCGGAAATCCACTGGTCTTGATCCTCGGTGGCTCCGAGCAGGTTGTACCCCACGGGGCGCCCCTCGCGGCTGATTGCAACGCCAAGGTGCTGGCGTAATCCTTTATATGGGCCTGACTCAATTAACTCGGTGGCGGTGCGGGATTGGATGGCGTGCCACGGAATCGACTGAAGCTGCGGCCAACCGTTCTTTGATTCCGACAACAGCAATCCTTGATCACCATCGCGGTC